ATTTTAAAAAATAACACTTTAACTACTGTTTTGAATAATACAATTTTATTAGAAAAAATAATTTACATGACCGCAACTGAAAAAATGAAAATTGTTAAAGATGATATTCATGATTTATCTGTATCTAAAGGTAAAAAATTAGATTGTCCAAGAGAACATTTAAATTTTGGACATACCGTTGGACATATTATTGAATATTCACAAAAATTAAAACACGGATATGCTGTTGCTGTTGGCATGGTTTTAGAATTATCAATAAAAGAAGATAATAAATATATTATTCCAATTCAGATTAGAAATGAATTATGCGAATGTTTAAGAAATTATGAATTACCAACTGAAATTGATGAAAAAATATCTGTAATTGATATTAAAAAGTATCTAAAACACGATAAAAAAGATGGAAGAATTGTACTTATTAATGAAATTGGAACTTCGTATACTAGAACTTGTACATTAAATCAAATTATTGAATGTATTAATAAAGAAAGACAAATTAATCATAAAAATGTTACTGAACCTGTAATTTTTTATGGACCAGGTTCTAAAAGTGAAACAAATCGAGTATTAATATTAGCAAGTCTTGGTGAAGGAATATGTACTATTAAAAATGCGTTATTATCTGATGATACTGTTTATATGATTAAAGCATTACAATTATTAGGTGTTAAAATCACAATTAAAAATAATGATATAATTGTTGTTGGAAATAATGGAAATATTGATTTTGATGGAGAAAGAACATTATTTATTGGAAATTCTGGAACATCTATTAGATTTTTAACTGCTCTAATGCTAATTCTACAAAAAGGTCAAGTTACATTAACTGGTGTTGAAAGAATGAAACAAAGACCAATTGGGCATTTGATCTCTGCTCTTAGAAGTTGTGGTGTTGATATTTCTGCTGAAAAAAACAATTGCTATCCACCGATTAAAGTACAAGGAACTCAAACTAAAAAATTAAATGAATTATTTTTAGATTGCTCTGTTAGCAGCCAATATTTAACCGGAATATTAATGGTTGCTCCATCATTTATTTCTGGATTAAAGGTGAATGTATTAAATAATTTAGTTTCATCAAAATTTATAGAAATGACTATTAAAATTATGAATAAATTTGGATTGAAAGTAGATTGGATTAATGCTGATGTTTCACTATTTTTTGTTATTAAACATCAAAAATATAAGAATCCAAGTGTTTATAATATTGAGGCAGATGCTTCATCTTGTAGTTATCCAATCGCTTATTCTATTATTAATAAAATTCCATTACATATTCCAAATCTTACTAGTAACAATACACAAGGTGATTTATTTTATTCTACTGAAGTCATGAGCAGATTTGGTAAATTTGTATTAACTTGTGATGAATCTGGAACTAAAATATCTGATTATGATGGAGAATTAAAAGGAATCGGAACTATTGATATGGACTCATCTGATACATTTTTAACAGTAGGTGTTTTAGCAGCATTATCAGAAGGTATAACAAAGATAATTAATATTGATAATCAAAATGTTAAAGAGTGTGAGCGAATTAATGTTTTATATGAACATTTAAAAGAAGCAGGAGTTGATGTTAAATTAAATAATCTTAAATTAGAAATAAATGGAAAATCTAAACCAAATTTAAATAATCTTTATGTAAAATGTCATCACGACCATAGAATTGCTATGAGTTTATCATTATTAAATTGTCATATGAATAAATTAGCAATTTCTGATCATACTTGTGTCAATAAGACCTATCCTGATTTTTGGAATGACATGTCCAAATTAGGATTTATTACTAAACCATTAATCAATCAATTTAAAACAAAAATTATTAATCATTGGAATTATATTAAAAAACGCCCGATTATTATTGTTGGAATGCCTTGTTCTGGTAAATCATTTTTTGCTAAATGTTTATCTAAACATTATTCTTTATCCTATACTGATACTGACCGACAATTTGAAACTACATATAAAATATTACCTGAAGAATATGTTAAAAAACATGGTTGGGACAAATTCAGAGAAGCGGAATTTAATATACTTTATAATGCATTAAAATCAACTAATGAAGTTATCAGTACTGGTGGAGGTATTATTGAATTTCAACCATCAAGAACATTATTAGAACAATTTAAAGAAAATACAAATGCGATTATTCTCTACATTGATATTGATAGTGATATAATAAAACAAAGATATATGAAACGTTCACAAAAAGCACCATATAATATGACGATTGAAGAATTATATATTCATCGTAAAAAATATTATGAACAAGTTTCAAATTATAAATACATATGTGGTAAAACTAGAATTCATGACGAATTACAATTATTTCATAAATTTTATAGAAGAATACAAGAAAAACGAGAAGTTACACCAAATAGTTTTTTTGTTTGTATCCCATTTGACCAAATTCAAACAAATATGGAAAATTTAAGAGGAATGACTGCTACTGCTGATGCATTAGAACTTCGGATTGATTATTGTTATGATATAGAAAATAGTTTAGATTATATTGAAAAAATTACTAGTGAAGTTCAAAGATTAGTAGATGTTCCATTAATCGCAACTGTACGAAGTAGAAAAGAATGGGGACATTTTTGTGGTTCAAATGAATTATTACAAAAATTAATTAACTTATTTATAAAATTAGGAGTAAGTTATATTGATCATGAATTAAGTTCTTCACTAATTATCAAAGAGAGAAAACATGTTAATATTATTGGTTCTTGTCATACAAAAGATTTTGAAATTCTTAAACAAAATGTAATGAATGGATTAAAAACTCATAAGCCTGATATTTTAAAAGTTGTTGTATCAAAAGATATTTATAAACAAACTGCTGAATTTTTATCACAATTTGATATTACTAAAATTTTTATTGCTGTTGGAAAAGAGGGTAGTATTACTAGGGTACAAAATAGATATTTAACTCCTGTTACATCAGATTTAGTTGAAGCAACCGCACCCGGACAACTAACATATAAACAAATTAGTACTGTTAGAGATATTATAAATCAAAAAGAAGGTGAATTTTATTTATTTGGAATCCCGATTCGAAAATCACCAAGTCCATTCATTCATAATTATGTTTTTAATGAATTAAGTGGTGAAAGATGGATATATCATAGATATGAAACACGTTTTATTGAAAATGTGGTTGATATAATACAAAGACCTAATTTTAAAGGAGCATCAGTAACGATGCCATTAAAAGAAAGTGTATGTGCTTATATGGATTTTTTATCGGAACATGTTAAAAAAATTGGTGCTTTAAATACAATTATAAGAACAGATGATGGAGTATTAATTGGTGATAATACAGATTGGTTAGCGATTAGAGATGCGATTGGTCAATTTGGTAAAAAATTTAAAGTAGCACATGTTATTGGTAATGGTGGTACTGCGAAAGCTGCTTGTTATACTCTTCTTAAATTAAATATTCCTTGTATCGTCCATTGTAGAAATGAAGCAAAAGCTTCTAGTAATTTACATAATATGAAAATCCAGAAATATATTGAAAGTATGACATTAAATCACGATTGTGAATTGGTTATCAATTGTGTTCCTCCTAAAGTAAAAATTAATTATCAAAAATTACGTTCTGGAACTTGTATAATTAATATGGGTTATTTAAAAAATAATGATAAATTAATTGATCGTGATGATTTAAATGTTATTGAAGGTTTTGTTATTCTCGCAACACAAGCATATTATCAATTCACTTTATGGAGTGGAAGAAATCAACGTAAATATAGAGAATTATATAATAAATCTATTAATTTATGTTGAATTTAAAATTGAAAAATCTTTTATTTGGTATATTAAGAATTACAATATGACAATTATTGGACTTTGTGGAAATAAACGAGCTGGTAAAGATACCTTTGCGGATCATCTTATGACCTTACATGAAAGAATACAAAAATATTCCTTTGCTGGACCTTTAAAAGAGGCTTGTCGAATAATTTTTTGTCTTAATGATGAACAAATTGATGGTTCATTAAAAGAAACTCTTGACGAAAGATGGGGACTATCTCCTCGTCAAATGTTTCAAACTTTTGGAACAGATCTTGTTAGAAATCAATATTCTAAACTTGTTCCAGGAACAAAACTTGAAGAAGTAGGTGCAGCATTCTGGGTATATCGTTTTCAAGTTTGGTATAAGCAATGGAAAAAAGAAAATCCTGATAAAATTTTAATTATTACAGACATTCGTTTTCCAGATGAATTAAAAGTTGTAAAAGAAATGGGTGGAACAATTATTAAGATAAATCGTCCATCATTTAAATTAAACGATTCGCATATATCTGAAAAAAATATTGACAATATGATTGGAGATTATAATCTAACTAATTCTGATTCGTTAGAAGAATATAAAACAAAAATTGAAAAAATGTATCTAACAGTAACTACAACATCAGACAATGAATAAAATTACTGATGGTATAAAAGATTTAAGTTTAGAACCTTCGATCCCATGGATTGATAAATATAAACCTAAAAAATTAAAAGAATATCTTGGAAATTTGAGTGAATTAGTTAAAATTAAAAATTGGTTAAAACATTGGAACAGAAAAAAAAGTAAAAGTATGATTATTTTTGGACCAACTGGTTCTGGTAAAACAAGTTTAGCATATGTTGTCGCAAAACGATTTAAATATAATGTTGTTGAATTAAATTCGTCTGATATAAGAACCGCAAAACATTTAAAAAAATTTAAGTTATTAGCAGAAACTGATAGTCCTTTTACTAAAAACTTAATATTAATTGATGATATTGAGGTATCTCAAGATCAAGGTTTCATTAAATTTGTAGGAGAAATATTACAATCAACACAAAATCCGATTATTTTAACTTGTGCTGATAAATATGAAAGAAAAGTATCGACTATTAAAAGAAAATGTTCTTCTATTGAATTGCAATATCCTAGTAAACCAGAATTAACAACTTTTTTAGTTTCTATTATAAAAAAAGAAAAACGTATTTTAAATAAAAAAATATTGAATGAATTAATTGATAATAGTAAATGCGATACTCGTTTTTGTATAATAAATTTAGAATTTCATTCAATTACATGTAAAACTAAACCAAAAAAAATTAATATTGCGGAAAAGGAAAAAAAATATAATATATTTGCTGGTTCTAATTTATTATTTAATAATAAAGTATCAACTGAAAACAAGGTCAATATTATTTGTACTGATAGATTTATGTTTGAAAATTATATTGAACATAATTCTATTCATACTAGTCAAGATTTAAATCATTGTGTTGATAGAATGGATTTATTATCAGATGCCGATTTATTATCACATAGTATTAATGCTAATCAAAATTTTAGTTTAATACCATATCATGCTAATTTATTAAGTGGAGTTACTAGAAATTCTAAAAGAAAACGTATTGAATTTCCTAACAATATAGGAAAAATAAGTAAAACAAATAATAATAGAGTGAAAAGAAGAAAATTATTACCAAAAGGTTCTAGTTTTCCATTAGAAGAATTTCATTTTATCAAACAAATATTATATGCTCCAATGATTACACCAGAAGTTAATATATATAAACAAACATTTGATGAATTAATTAGACTGAGTTGGACGATTGATGATTGGAAAGAACAATTATTTGAAGATGATTCTTTAAATGAACAAAAATTATCTAAAAAGGAAATTACAAAAAGAAAAACTAAATTCGTTAAATTTTATAATAAAACGATTAAAACATTAAAAACAAATATTAATCTTGAAAATAAAACAATAAAGAAAAAAAAATAAATTAATTATAAAATTGAAAATGAAAAAAAAAAGTTAGTAATTAATAAGATATAAAAATGTTAGATGACAATACAACTGATGAGTTAACTAAAACTCCTCAATATTATGAGAAAAAAGATTATCTTAAAAAGGTGGGATTAAAATCCCGTAACATTTATAAATTCTTACAAGATGAAATGACTGAAGAAGAAATTCTTAAATTAAATCTTATTCAAACATTTCGAAAATATTTACATTCTCTTCAAAATATTAATCTAAATGAATGTTGGTCTGAAGAAGAAGAAATCTTAAATTATAGAAGTTTAGGATTTACATCTGTCTCTGCTACTAAATATGTTAAAAAATTAAAACATATTTATAAACGAGATTCTACTATTAATTGGGTTTTTCGTATCGCAGAAAGTAAAATTAATGATGATTTAGAGAAAGAATTTAATAAATATATTAACAATCTCGATGATACTAAAAAATCGAATAATAATAACAATAATAATGGTGGTGGTTCAAATCGTAAAAAATATTCTACTTCAAGACAAAGTGGATTTGTTATTTTCCCAAATTTTCCTAGAAATTTTAGAGATTATGATGATAATGAAATGCCACCTAGATATTAATTAATTTGGAACTATTATTTTCAGTTCTCTTTAATAAGTAAAACGATCCATTCAATTAAATAATAGATCAGAAGAGCAATTGTTCTAAGAGTAATAAAAATTGCTTCAAACATATGACCGAATGCAAATGGAGCAAAAAGATGATAATTATTAGTTAACATCGCTATTATCATTGAAGCCAAACATATTGATAAAATTATGAGTAAAATAGTACCAATTGTGCTTGCTGTATTCATATTCTTATCTGACATTAATTTTGATATATTAAATATTAAATCATATTAAAAGATGTTAAGGTGGTTTTAATTATTGTTAAATTAATTTTTACTCTATTCTCTAATTTATCCATATTTCGTTGGCCTACAGTTTCTATTAATAAATAATCAATATTATTTAATCGAGAATAATTTTTGAGAGAACCTTCGTCGTTTTCAAGTGTTGTTATATCCCATTTTTTATAATTCTCTTTAATAAACTTATTTATATTTGATTTACATTTTTTCGCAATACCATCTACTGTTTTTGAACAATTATTAGCAGTTATTAAATATGATCCATAAGAATTTGGATTTCTTCTATGAAAATAATATGCTTCATGAAAATCTAAGATAAAATCGGGATTTGTTTCTTTTATATATTTTACAATTAATTCATTATTTTTTGATAAACTGTTTCCTGTTTTTGTTTTGGGAAAACTTCTATTTATATCTATAAAATTCGGTCTATGTCTATAATTATATTGAAGACCGCAATAATTTGGTGTTGGTATAATTACTAATTTCCCTCTTTTTATTTTTATTTTACCACTATCTAATTTCTTTTTAAGGGCTATTAATGCCATATGTCCAGCTGGTTCATCACCATGAACACTACCTATGATAAATAAAGTTTTTCCTTTTTTCGAACCATTGTATTCATGTTTTGTTACAATATTACATTTTTCATGAGAAATATTATTAAACGCTAACCAAGAATAGAGTTCAATACAAACAGAAAAAATTATCATATGAAGAACTAAAATCCCTATATTTTCAATTGTAAACTTCATTGAACTAATATACTTATTATTAATATAAAATATAAAAATGATTATTTATTATTAATAATATAATCTTGACAATGAATATTACTTTCCTTGAAATATGTTTAATGATTATTTTAATATTACTTTCTGGATTATTTTCTGGATTAACATTAGGATTATTAAGTATAGACCCATTAAATTTAGATATTATTATTGAAAATCAATCTGAAGAGGCAAAATATGCTAAAGCAATACAACCTATTAGACAAAAAGGTAATTGGTTATTATGTACACTTTTAATTGGTAATGTTATTGTAAATTCATATCTATCAATATTAATGGCTGATATTACAAGTGGAACTATGGGATTAATTTTATCAACTATTATGATTGTTATATTTGGAGAAATTATACCTCAAGCAACATGTTCTAGATATTCATTATTAGTTGGTTATTATACTCGACATATAACTACTGTATTACTTATGATTTTATCACCTGTTGCTTGGCCAATTTCTAAATTATTAGACCGTTGTTTTGGAAATGAAGTTGGTATGATTTATACTAATATTGAACTAAGAAAACTCGTTCAAATTCATGAACAAGAACAAAAATCGGAATTACAAAGTAAAGTTGCTAATATCATGACTGGAGCATTAAATTTAGATGATAAAATTGTAAGTGAAGTTATGATTCCTTGGGAAAACGTTTATAAAATACCTATTAACACACGACTAAATTTTGAAGTATTATTAGAAATTTTTAAAAAAGGATACAGTAGAATACCTGTATATAGAAATATTGATAATAAACAAGATATTGTTGGAGTTCTATTTGTAAAAGAATTAATTTTATTAGATCCTGAAGATGAAATTCCGATTTCTACTATTATGAATACATTTAAACATCAAGTATTAAAAGTTTCTGATGATTATAAACTTAGTAATCTATTAACAGATTTTTGTTCTGGTAAAGGTCATATCGCAATCGTTAAAAAACGATATGATAATCATATGGGATTATATGACGAAAAGAATATTGGAATATTGACACTTGAAGACTTAATTGAAACTATTCTACAATTAGATATATTTGATGAAACTGATATTTCACTTAGAAATAGAAGAGAAAGAATGTTTGATTATACTAAACTTGGTTTATTTGATTATAGACGTAAAAAACCAAATAGTATTAGTCCACAAGAAGTAAAAGCAGTTATTCATCACTTAAAATACACATATTATTTTTTTAGAGATATTCCCGATAGAAATATGGAAAACTTAATTAATAAATCTAAAATTATTGATGTAATGTCATCATCTAATCAAACTGAATTAAAATTAAATAGATCACCATATGATTTAGTTGAAAATAATGGATTAATGCTATATAAAAAAAACGAACAAACTGATTATATGTCCGTTATATTAGATGGTCGTGTTGAAATACATTCTGGAAAACACGACTTTTTCTCAGAAGTTTCCCGATGGTTTATTTTATGTCCTAAAATTTTAGAACAAACTTTTAATTCATATCAAAATAAAACAGACCTTCCTAATTTTGAAGTTGATTTTTCTGCTAGAGTTATTACTGATAGTAGAATTTTACGAATATCTAAACAAAATTTTTATAATCAAATTAATTGTATTAAAACAACCGATCTGGAAAAAGAAATTGAAATTGAAATCAAAATCGAATAAATATATACTTATTTAACTAAAACTAAATTTATATATAAAATAATGTTTAATAAAGATAATCCGTTTCAGTTGGTTAAATCTTATCAAGATACTGCATATAAAAATTCATACAGAAAAAAATCAAATAAGAAAAGATATACACGAAATTCAAAACATCGTAACAGTAATCTTCATAAAGTTGCCGAACAATATCATAATAATACTCAACAAAATAATGAAATAGAAATTTATAATCCGAATCAAGTCACAAATCAAAGTGATATAAATCAGGTTGTTACTGGTGGGAATTTTATTACTAGATTTTTTCAAAAAGTTGCTCAAATAACTAAAAAACCTAAAATATTTACAGCACAAGAAACTAGAGAAAATAAAAATTATAAACAAACAAAACAATACAGAGAGGATAATAATTCTTCTTCTGTACGTGAAACATATTTTGATAAACGAACTGGAGAACAAATTACTCGTACTATGAATGTTACTACAGAAAAACAATTATGTCATCATTTTCATAAAAAAGGTTATTGTAGATATGGAAATTCTTGTTGGTATGAACATTAATAAATATTAAGAATATTAGATAAATATATTTATATATTCGGGACTGAATTTTTCGTTTTAAAATAAAAATTAATTAATATTCATATAATAAATATAAAATAATCATTTAATTCAATCTTTGAAAATGACTACTTATTATAATGATTACGATGAAGAAGATAGTTATGAAGCAATGGAAAATCAAATTAATGAAGAAAAATATTTTGATGAATGTTGGGATTTACATTCCGCATTAACTGATCATCTTGAAGAAAATTGTATTCCTATAATGCAAAATTGCGATTTTAGTAGTTTCTATAAATTATGTCAATATGGGAAAAGATATATAGTTGATTTAGAACATCAACAAAAACAAAAAGAACAACAACAATTTAAATTTTTTGAAAATATTAATAAACCATTCCCAAAAATAAAAAATTCATCTAAAGGATGGGTTACACTTGGTAAAAAAAAAAGTATAGTAGATTCTTCTTTAAATAAGGATAAAAAAGAAGAAAAAGAAGAAAAAGAAGAAATTATTAATTCAAAAAATCCACTATCTAAATTTAATTGGACTAAAAAACAAAAGAAAAAAAAACACTAATACTATTTAATTATAACAAATATATAGATCATATAGATGATATATATACTTGCGTTTATACAAAAAAAATTAACATATCATTTCATCATATATTATACGTATCTTTTATAATGGTTAAAATTAATAAATGTAAAAATATAGATATTAGCTCATTTGAGTTCAATACTCCATCTTTTGAAAAAATAAATAATAAATATATTTCACGATGCTTATATGAAGGTGATACACCATTTATTCAAATCAAAAATATTAAAACATTGTCTGGTTTTTTTCAAACTAAACAAAAATTTAAAGTTAACCTAATTCTTGATAATGAAGAGTATTATAGATTTTTCATGAATTTAGAATTAAAATGTATTAACTCTGTTGCTAATAATTTTTCTAAATGGTTTGGAGAAAATAATAAAGATGATGACCTAGAATCATCATTTGTCTCTTTCTTAAAATTAAAGGGAATGAATACTATTTTGACTTTACCTATTGAATATAATAAAGATGATGAAAGTTGTGGTGCTGAAGTTTATAATCATTTAAAGGAAAGAATTCCTTGTAATATGGTTAAACCTAATAATGATTTAACATTAATAATCAGATTTAATGGTATTCAATTTGCTAGAAATAAATTTGCTCCATATTGGAGTATCTCACAAATTAAAATTAATAAAGATAAACCTGTTATAGAACCTATTAAAAAATTATCTAAATTACCTAAAAATATGTATCATTTTATAGAAGAAGAAAATATTGTAGAAGAAGAAAGCGAAGATTCTGCTGATGATATTTTTGATGATCACGAAATTATTATGAAAAATTTAACAGAACAATATAGCAAAAACTTTAAATATAACCAAATCATATAATTTAAAATATATTTTATAAGATTTTAAATAAGATTTAATCATTGATTATAACTTATTTATTTTAAAAAGTATATTTTTTCAAAAATTATTTTATCTTTAGAATATATATATAATTATGTTTAACTTTTCAGTAAAAACCATAAAAGATAACAAGTACATCATCCTCGCAGTTATTGTTTTAGCACTTGTTGGTGTTGCTTTCTGGCAAAAATGGGGACCATTCAAAGATATGGATCTCTTTGAAGAAGATTATGAAGACCAAATTGAAGAAGAAGATTTCTTTGATGATGAAGATGAAGAAGAACCATTTGATGTTGAAACAGTTGATGAAATTGAAGGATACGAAGATGTCGCTGAACAAAAAAAAGTTCCAGCAACTAAAGATGCTACTCTCCAAAAAGGATTAGAAGCAAGAAAACAACTTAAACCAGAACAATTACTCCCAAAAGATAACCAAGCTGGAGCATGGTCTAAAGTAAACCCAAAAGGAAAAGGTTCCCTTGCTTTCAAAAACTTTATTGATGCTGGTTATCATCTTGGTATTAATACTGTCGGACAATCTCTCAGAAACGCAAACCTCCAAATCAGATCCGAACCAGCTAACCCACAAGTTCCTGTATCCATCTGGCAAAACTCTACTATCTCCCCTGATGCTAACAGAAGAGATTTTGAAGTTGGTTGCAAATCCGCACAATAAATTAACTAAAGCACATTCATATTTTTTTAAAATTATAATTAAGTTCAGCTAGATTTTAATTATGATTTTATTATATATTAATATAAATAATGGCAATTCCTACGCAACATTTACAATTTGGTGACGATCAAAATTACTATATCTATAGAGATGTTGGTACTGGTTCAACTAATTCAAATGATATTTCATTTACTGTCGATGGTTTTAATAGTAATGTTTTAAGAGTTTCTGATAAAGATTTAAAATTTCATGGTGAAGGTAGTTTATTTATTTGTGAAACTGAAAGTCATACCCCTAAAGCACAAT